ACCGCTGAAATGTCTGTTATTGGTGATGAGATCAAAACAGTAATTAGATCAATCATCAGGCAACAGGAAGAGCAAGTCCGAACCAATCCGTTAGATGGAGAAGTTCATCTTTACGCTGGTTAATTAAGGACTTTACATCGTTGAAAATGTTAATCATTCCTAGGGATCTCTTGCACTCTATTAAAATCTAGTATATAAATCTTATCACTATACATAAAATTCTGCATAGACGCGTATAGTCGACGGCCTAGAGACTATGTAGAAATAACTAGGAGGATATAACTATGGCAAATACTACGTTCACAGGACCAGTCGTAGCACTTAATGGTTTCATTGGTGGTGCTAACGAAAACGGTCAAGATACTGCACAAGGAGGAAAAGTTTCTTGGACAGTTTCTAATGCATCTACAGTTACAATTGCAACTGGAGACAGAGCAGGTGAAACTTTAAGCGCAGTTGGTAATGATGGTTGTTTAATCTATGTTTCTAATGGTAATGCAGGTGATGATTGCTATGCAATGTCAAACGGAACTCAGTGGATTAAATTAAATGTTACTAATATAGCTATTTCATCAAGCTAATTAATTATGGAGCCCTTCGGGGCTCCTTTAAAATTTTAAGGAGAAAAATATGGCAGCTAAAGGTGATGTAAAAGCGGTACAGATTACAGGAGCAGCTCAAGTTTTTGCTGGTAGAACAAGATTAAGAGGAATTATTCTTTCTAATACAACTACTACAACAACTACAGGATCTGTAACTTTACAAGATGTTGATGGTACTCAATTCACTGCAGAAGTTCCTCCAGGAGATGTGTTTTCATTTAACATGCCTGAAGATGGAATTTTGTTTAAAGGTGGAATGACTTGTAGTGCAATCACAAGTGCGAAAGCAACTGTATTGATTGATAAATAGGAGTCTAGATGGCAACCTCTGGAACAACAACTTTTGAATCAAGTTTTTATATTGATGATATAATTACTGAAGCTTACGAACGTGTAGGTCGATTTGATTATTCTGGTAATGATATAAAAACTGCAAGACGTTCTTTAAACATAATGTTTCAAGAATGGGCGAATAGAGGTTTGCATTATTGGGAAGTAAAAAATAATTCTATTACATTAGTAAATGGTCAAACAGAATATACAATGTTTAGATCTACTGCTGATGGCACTTCAGATCCAACTTCAGTATATGGTGTCGATGATGTTTTAGAAGCTGTTTATAGAAATTCTTCTGGTGTTGATTTTCCATTAACTAAAATAAATAGATCCGCATATCAAGGTCTATCTAATAAAACACAAACCGGTGTACCTACACAATATTTTGTACAACGATTTATAGATAAAATTACAATCAATTTATATTTAACTCCTGGTGCAACAGAAGCAGGTAATTTTTTAAATTACTATTATGTAAGTAGAATCCAAGATGCCGGAAGCTATACGAATGAGGCAGATGTACCTTATCGATTTGTACCGTGTATGGTATCTGGACTTGCATATTATTTATCACAAAAATTTAATCCACAATTGGTTCAACAAATGAAATTACTCTATGAAGATGAATTGAAAAGAGCGCTTGAAGAAGATGGTTCAGCTTCAAGTTCATTTATAACCCCTAAAACGTATTATCCAAATGTCTAATTTATCGAAAGGAAAATATGCACAATTTATATCCGATAGATCAGGTCAAGCATTTCCTTATTCTGAAATGGTTATTGAATGGAATGGTTCCAGAGTCCATATTTCTGAGTTTGAAGCAAAACACCCACAGTTAGAACCAAAACCAACTACAGCAGATGGACAAGGATTAAGAAACGCTAGACCACAAATCTTTACTCAGGCATCAGGGGATGGTGGTTTTATGAATGTAGATTTATCTTTACCGGGAGACTTTGCTTTTAATTCAAACAATGGTATGGTACCGGATAATGGTTCTTCTATTAATAATAAAAGACAAGCTAATGTAACTTTAGGAAGTGTAACAGTAACGATAACATGACATACGCAGAATTAGTACAACAAATTAGAGATTACACTGAAGTAGATAGTAATGTTTTAACATCTACTATTGTAGATGGATTTATTGAAAATGCTGAATGGAGAATATTTAGAGATGTCGATTCAGATAACAATAAAAGATATGCAACAGCAAATTTAATTGCTTCACAAAGATTTATTGATGTACCTGCTGATTTATTGGTTGTTCGATCGGCTCAAATTGTAGATGGTGGATCAGGAGGAACTAGAAATTTTTTAGAATATAGAGATACCAGTTTTATGTCAGAATATAATTCAACAGGGGTGACTGGAGAGCCAAAATACTACGGGATGTGGGATAAAGATACTATTGTTTTAGCCCCAACGCCAAGTTCAACATATGAAATTCAATTAAATTATATCTTGAAAGATCCTGGTTTATCTAGTAGTAATACAACAACATACTTAAGTAAGTATTTTCCCAACGGACTTTTGTATGCATGTTTAGTAGAAGCGTATAGCTTCTTAAAAGGACCTAACGACTTAATGCAATTATATGAAGGTAAATATAAACAAGCAGTTGAAGGTTTCTCAGTAGAACAAATGGGAAGAAGAAGACGAGATGAATACCAATCAGGTGTTCCTCGAGTCGGAGGAAAATAAGGAGATAAACTATGGCTATAACACAAGCAATTGCAAATGCTTTTAAAAAACAATTGTTAGAAGGTGATCATAATTTTTCATCAGGTGGTGATAAATTTAAACTGGCTCTTTATAACTCTTCAGCTACTCTTAATTCTGCAACAACTTCATACACAACTACACAAGAAGTAGGTGCTTCTGGTTCTTACTCTGCAGGTGGAGGAGATCTAACAGGTCAAAATACTTCAGTTGCATCAGGTGTTGCGATTGTTGATTTTGCAGATTTATCTTTTACAGGTGCAACAATTACTGCAAGAGGGGCTTTAATCTATAACACATCTTCTGCAGTTACTAATGCAGCTGTTGCGGCTTTAGATTTTGGAGGAGATAAAACTAGTACAGCAGGAACTTTCACAATCGTTTTTCCAGCATTCACTACATCGGCAGCTATATTAAGAATCTCCGGCTAACAAGGAGGTCTTAAGTGGCAACATATTCCGGTTGGGGTACTAATGAATGGGGCATTGGTCTATGGGGCCAGGGCCGTGTTTCCGAAACCGTTAATCTTACAGGAATTGGTTTAACCGTTAATGATGGTACTGCAGGAGTTACTGCAGATGCTAACGTTAACCTTACTGGAATTGGTTTAACAACCAACGAAGGAAATGTTAATATTGAAATTACAACCGATGTATTTCCAACAGGTCAATTATTATCTGCAACTTTAAATAGTGTTACAGCAATCGCTGATGTTGATGTTGATGTAACCGGTCAACTGTTATCTAATAATTTAAATAGTGTCACGGTCACAGCTAATGCTGATGTCAATGTAACCGGTGAACTCTTATCTGCTAATTTAGATAATGTTACAATTACAGCTAATGCTGATGTTAATGTAACTGGTCAATTACTATCTATGCAAGAAGGTGATGAAACGATCACTGGTGATGCAAATGTTGATATAACTGGAGAACTGTTATCTGCTAATTTAAATAGTGTAACTGTCACTGCAAACGCTGATGTTAATATCACCGGTCAAGATTTAACAATTCAAGAAAACACTCCTTCAATTATTGGAGATGCAAATGTCAATATAACTGGTCAAGCATTAACTATTGCAGAAGGAAGTGTTGTTGTTACTGCAGGTGCCGATGTCAATGTAACCGGTCAAGAGCTAACCATTCAAGAAAATGATGTAGATACTAAAGGAACTGCAACCGTAAATTTAACAGGAATAGGCTTGACAATAGATGAAGGTATACTTAGAACAGTTACTTGGAATGAAGTAGATACCGGATCAGGAACGACTTATACTGATGTCAATACAGGCACAATTAGTGGCTGGGTAGAAGTGGATACAGGTACAAATTCACCGTGGAAAGAGGTCGCTTGACAGTAATGTCTAAATTTAATAATATCAAATAATTTAAGGAATCTAAAATATGGCAAATACTACATCAGCTAATTTAAAATTAACGGTTCAGGCTACTGGAGAAAACTCAGGAACCTGGGGCCAGATTACGAATACCAATTTACTTATTCTAGAACAAGCAATCGGCGGTTATGATGCAGTTGCTTTAAATGCAACAACCGGTGCTACATTAACTTTTTCAAACGGTGCTTTATCCAATGGTAAAAATCAAGTTTTAAAATTAACGGGAACGATTACTGCAAATGTTGATGTTATTGTTCCTGACTCTATTGAAAAAACTTATGTTGTTGAAAACGCAACTAGTGGTGCCTTTACAGTAACGGTTAAAACAACTTCTGGAACAGGAGTGACTTGGGCTGCAACGGATAAGGGTAAGAAGATGGTTTACTCTGATGGAACAAATGTAGTGGATACAGCCTTTACAGAAGTCGTTTCGGATGTTTCTCCACAATTAGGTGGAAACTTAGACTTAAACTCAAACGATATAACAGGCACAGGAAACATTGATAATGTAGGAACTATAACTACAGATGGATTAACTGTAGCTGGTAATGTTAGTGTAGATGGTGGCACAATCAAACTAGATGGTAATTATCCTGTAGCGACAGGTAATGTTGCTTTAGGAGATGGTGCTTTTAATTCCATAACAACAGGTGCAAATAATGTATCTATTGGTTCAGATACTTTACAATCAATTACAGGTGCTAATAATAATGTAGCTGTTGGTTTTTCTGCATTAATTAATTCAACAGTTTCTGATAATACAGCTCTAGGTCATCAAACATTAAGAGATAACACAACAGGTGCAGATAATGTTGCTGTAGGTTATCGTTCTTTATTTGCTAACACCACAGCCTCAAACAACACAGCAGTAGGTTTTGCATCACTTTGTGCTAATACAACAGGTGCTTCTAACACAGCAGTAGGTTTGTGTTCACTTAATGCTAATACGACAGGTAGTGAAAATGTTGCTTTAGGTTTAGCTTCACTTATCTCTAATACCACAGGTTCAAGAAATGTTGCAATAGGTAGAAGTGCATTACAAGCAAACACAGCATCAAACAACACAGCAGTTGGTTATTCTTCACTTTATTGTAATACGACAGGTGACTTTAATGTTTCTATGGGTTATTCTTCACTTAATGCTAATACTACAGGTATAGATAATACTGGTTTAGGAAGTTATACTTTATCTGCTAATTCCACAGGAGTACAAAACGTAGCTATAGGTTATGCTTCTGGATTTAACAATACAACAGCTTCAGCCAATACATCAGTAGGTGCTTGTTCACTTTATACTAATACGACAGGTGCTAACAACACAGCAATAGGTTATCAATCACTTTATGCTAATACGACAGGTACAGGTAATACAGCACTAGGATTTAATTCTTTACGTTCTAATACAACAGGTCAATACAGTATTGCTATAGGTGAATGTGCATTATATTCTAATACAACAGCTTCCAATAATATATCTATTGGACAACGTTCAATGTGTCTTAATACTACAGCAAGATTTAACGTTGCTTTAGGAGATGCAACATTAAGGTTTAATACAGGTGGTCAATGTAACGTAGCTATTGGTTATTCGGCTTTATGTTCCAACACCACAGCAGATAACAATACAGCAGTAGGTTATGAATCTTTAAAATGTAATACGACAGGTTGTCAAAATACAGCAGTTGGTAATGATGCTTTATTTGCTAACACCACAGGTTCATTTAACACAGCGGTTGGGAAGAATGCTGGTCAATGTATAACAGTAGGAGAAGGAAATGTTTTAATTGGTGAAGGAGCTGGATTTACTACAGTAAATTTAACTTCAGGTTCTGGAAATGTTGTAATTGGTCAAGACGTAAGAACAGCTACTTCTGGTGATAACTACAGTATAACAATTGGAGTTAATACAACTGGAAAAGGAAGTGGCACAGGATTTATAGATCCAAATGGTGGAAATATGTATCAAGGCAGTAATCAATCAACTTGGACTACAACATCAGATAGAAGAATTAAAAAGAACATTGTTGATAACAATATTGGTTTAGATAAAATATCACAAATACAAGTTAG